CTCATAATCAACGCAGACTGAAGACCCCATAATTGATTCATCCAACCCTCGATTGCACCAGATTGACCTGAACTAACATAGTACGTCCTGTTCTGTGTATTTTCCTGGACAACGATAATGTTCTCAAACAACTCAGCTGCTATGGCGTCTTCCTCACACCCGTATAGTCCGAGTATGAACTCAAGCAAAGGCTTACAATTCTCGACGGTCATAGATTGATTATGGCCGGAAATGTCAATCATTATAGAGTATACATCTTTATCTCTCAATTTCTGCGCCGCATCAAATAGGAGAACTTTTCTTTGGTAATCATTTAAGGTCATTATTTGATCTTTGAAATATTTCACTGCCTTCTTGACAGTCGTCATTAGTTTGCTAAGACCCAACTTCAGGTCGAAAGAAGCGATACCGAAATACCTTCCTTCTGGCTTTTGTTCTTTCTCCTTGCCAACTAATCTTACTACAGCATCAGTATGATCCTTGCTGCACTTGCTTATGAACTCATTGACTTGAGCCGGGTCGTTTGTGACAAGATGCATTCGATGACCATGCAATTTGTGCATTTTGATGGAGGTAACAGTGCTCCTTATCCCGTCAACCTTTGAGTCAGCCCGATTAAGATAGTCCGTCAACTCCTTAGTACTGCTGGACTTGTTGGCATTATAATACTTGACTGTACAAGCGGTGTCCTTCAAATTCGGAGTAATGTCATCAAATTGCATCTTCTCCAAACATGCGTAAGGTATAACTTTCTCCCAAAACTCCAAGTCTTGATATCTTTCAAAACAGTTTAAACCTTCAACATTGAAACTGCGTTTTAAATCCTCCGTCTGACTATTTGAGTACTTAAAAGATGGCAGACTTTTGTTCTGAGAAGAGTAACCTTCAGTAAATTCCTTCCTTGCCAAAAGTATCAACCGTCGCATTTGAGTTTTGTCCGTGTCATATCGTCTTGAAGTTCGATTATGGTATTTTGTCCAACCAGCAACGTAATCAATCTCAGATATGGCGTAAAACTTGTGGATAGAAGAGATAGAGCCGAGATTGTGTACATTGACACACGACCAATTGTAGAATAATTTGGACCAACCATTATCATTGTATTCACGAAGTGGCCTTCCGATCAGAAATCTCCACATCTCGTAGACATCAACATCATAAAAGTCAGCCCATGAACCCAAAGAGTCCAATAAACAAATATGTGAACATTTTGAAGAGCTCAATAAGTCCATCATGTACAATGATATAGACTCTATGCTGGATATAAGACTGACTTTCCGGCCGTAGGAAACTTGCTCAGACATGGCTAATTGTTTGACGCTTGCCAGGAATAGGTGAGAATCACTGAATTCAGTGGATGAAAGGAGGATCTCAATATTCATTGAAGTTTCAGCTAACGTAACCAAGTAATTCATACACTCGGAGAACCCGACACAAACAAAGTCTTCAGTCGCAATGCAAAGGTATTTCGGGTTTAGCATCATTTTGAATTGTAGATTGTTGAACTTTACGTCATAATAATATGTTAAACCCAGAATTCGACAAGAGACATGTGTATTTACTGTCAAGCTCGAGTATTGATCAGTATGAGATTGTTGCTTACAGAACTCCATCATGGATTTGATTCTAATAGCACTAATTAAGTCAACGACATTCATGGATCTAAGAAGATCATCTTTACTGAATAAATAAGGTAGCTGTACATCGATATTCGCGCTAACTTCAATTTCTTCTTTAGAAAGCACATCACTCAGTTTGTCAATTGCACGATTGTTCCTGTCTACAACGGAGTAGTTCTCCAATAAATTCATAACTTTTATCAGGCCTTCTGCACCGTAAAATGTCTCCTTAGGCTCCTGAATGCTAAAGTAGTAGTCATAAAGTGCATGCAAGCAATTGTTGTCAAAGTCTGGTGCGTAACAATAATAGCGGGCCGAGCGAGACTCCAAAGACTGTATCAGCTCATGAGGGAACTTGTACATTGGCTGATCGAGTTTCTGGATGATAATCGGTTGTTTGGCCGTCATTTCCTTCTGCACATAATTACTTGTCATGACAGGGAAAGGGCGTTCTAGTTCAATCTCAGTCGTGATAGGTTTGGCTTCATTCGATGTGCTCTTGTCGAGGTACGTTTTGTTTTGGAGGTAAAAGTCCTCCAGTTCATCATCATCCATGTGCTGATAGACGCTAACTGCAATAGCTTGATGATACGGGGTGTTGTCAGTTATCATTTGCGGGTTGAAAGAGTTGG